GTATAGTCATAGACATCACCGCAATCCTGGCATACTGTAATTTTCACTTGGTTTCCTGAGTTATAGATATAAAAAAAGCCCACGTTTTAAGTGAGCTTATGTGAAAGTAATAGATACAATTCTCCCACAAGTACGATTATACCAAAAACTAGTATACTTGTGTAAATTATTTACGCATCTATACGTCTACCAGCAATAGTAAGTAAATTGTCTAATCCTAGTTCCAATTTAAACTCGTACGCAAATGGTTTTCTAGTTTTAAGAAACCTGCAATAAATAGCATCTTGCTGATCTTTTGGTAAAGAGTGAATTATTGTATCAACTGTATGTACATTTTTTAAATCTTGAGCTGAAACCATATCTTCAAAAGCGTCTGCAGTACTTTCGCCACCTGAGCTAAATCCTATAGCTTTTTTTGGAAATCCTAGTTTATGGCTATCATGTGCTTTCATATATAAAGCCCAATCTTCACATATAAACAATAATCTATCCATACTAAGCATTTTTAACCTTTTCTTCTACAAGCCTAGCAAACATTAACATACGCTCTATAGTCATAGGTTCATATCTTGTAGGAAATACTTTATTATAAATTTCAATAATTTCTTCTGTTGTCATGTTCCTATTTTTACTCCTTCACCTACTATAGAACTACTATGAAATGAATCTTGATCTGTGTTAAACCTTAAATTATGTTTAGTATCTTTTTCACTGTATACTTGTGAACTTGTTATTTGATTTTCTGTAAATTTTACTTCATGGCCAAATATAGATTGTAGTGGATGCGGCTTAGGTTTATGATAGTAAGTAATATCATTGTATGTATAGGATGTTAATTGATCTTCATTTCTAAGTCTAAACATTACCCATTTAATTCTATTGTAATGCACATTTAATTTCTTAGACATTTCTTGGCAAGTCATTTTATCCTCGCCTATTGCTTCCATTACCGCATCTTTATATTGAAAGTAATATGGTTCAGTAACTTTTCTCAACTTATATCTCTTGTTTTACAATGCCACTTACGTTTATCATCCTGAAACCAACCATGAACATGTATGGCCCAACCTGCATCACGCACTGCAGCAACGTATTCATTGTTACTTATCTTAGTTACACGCGCGCTCATGTTACTAACGGTTGTTGTTTGAATAGCTAAAGTTTCATTACCACGTAAAGCTATTATATCTATAAATCCAAATAAATCTTGACGTATTCTAGCAAATGCATTCCAATGTTCTACTATAGCAACTGTATAGCCTTGCTCTCTTAAAAGTTTAAGGCTTAACTGTGTTGGGCTTGTTGCCATTATCTACTTTCTGGATTTCTCCTGTGGAAGGATTTAATTCATATTCAGGTAACATATCATCATTGTTAAGTTTTTGTTCATTGATACTTTTACGAAATATAAGATCAAAATTCTTTTCAAACTCTTTACTATTCATGCGTGATTGTAATACATCACCTGTTATGTCGTTTTTAGTGGCCATAATTAATCCTCGTTGCAAGCATTAGCTACATAAACACAAGCTGCTTCAAAAGCTACAAATACAACCGCAAAAGGTAAAAAGCATATACCTATAAATCCTACTAAATATTTCATTTTACCCCCAAATGGTTATTAGTAAATAACCAACCTATAGTTTTTCTGTGCGCTTCTTCCCATGCTGCTATTCTATCATGTTTATCAAGACTTTTATCGTTGTCTATCATGTGGTGGCATTGGTGGCATAAAAAAGCTATGCGGTGGTCATGTGATTTAATGCCGGTACCTTTACCATCTCTTAATTGATTGCTATGTGCAGCAACTATAGTACCATCTTCCATAGAACACATCATACATGGTGCGCCATTAGCTAGCTTTAGTAGTTTAGGGTTTCTATAGTTCATAAATCCCAACTCCAGCCCATCGTATTTGCCCACAGCTCTATTTGCTGTTGGTAATCTGTCATTTCTGCTGTTGTAAGTTTAGTAGTAGATTTTATAAGCTCTACAGGAAATCCAGCAATTTCTGACTGTGATCTTAGCAGACGCCAAGACATAAGTTCGTGAACCTGCTGCTTGTCTAATCCTAAATGATTACCAATGCTAGTATAAAGCTCCCATAATCTTTCATTTTGCTCTAAACTACGATTTGCTTTAAATTCTACAACTGTAAGACGCCAATGCTTAGTCCAGTCAAGAGCTTTCAGTTTCTCCACGCAAGCGTTTAGATTTTGTTGACTCAAACTCCATTTTAACATGATCGTATCCTTTACTTTTAAATGTGCGGCCATCATATAAAACAGCTTTATATGTAGCACCAGGGAATCCTTCTACAATAATTTTAATAACTTTATTACCATCATTTTCATTGCTCATCTTGGTGGACTTTCTTGATAAGTTAATGATTTTGGACTATACCAGAAGTTAAATGTCCCCTCCCACTGCCCATTCCTGTTTTTTTGCACTAGACATTTAGCATCAGGAATAATACGTAAATCTTCTGCAGATGTTTTTCCTTCTTCTTTTAATCTTTCTTTAGTACGATTACGCCATATACAAAGTATGGCATCAGCAAGGTTTCTAACATGACTACTACCCATTATGTTTGTTGCATCTGGTATATCTTCTTCTGTTTTCAACTTACGAGTATGGGCAACTAAAAAAACAGTTATGTTTAAATCCCTACAAATAGTGCAGCAGCGGTCAACAAATAATTTTTGATTCTCAAGTGATTCTTCGCTTACATCACTCATTTTCATAAGACTGTCTATCACTACTATTGAAACACCTAAAATATGTTTACTATAAAATAAAGTTGCAAACATGTCTTTAGACGTTGTAACTCCCAACTGATCGTAAATCCATAATTTTTCTTTTGCTTTATTTGCCCAAGCTGTTATATAAGAACTAGTTGGTTCTGATGAACCTAAAGTCATATTTAACATTCGAGACAGTGTAAGTACCGGTTTCATCTCAAGACTTGCAATTAAACATTTTGTATCTTGTTTCATTAAAGATAATATAACTTGTGATAGCCACATGGATTTGCCATGTCCTGATACGCCGGTAACTAAAATTAATTCGCCTTGACGTACTCTAAATTTATCTTCTGTTTTTGGCCAACCAAGTGATTTTCCTGCATGAATTTCTTCTGAAAAATAACGTTGCAAATCTCCTTCAAAAATATCAGTTGATTTAATTTTAAATTCTGCATTAGCATATCCTTCATTGTAAAACTTTTGTACTGCTGCTTGACTTACTGTAAGTTTATCTATTACTTCACCAATGTTCATATTCCACCTTCCCACACATTTTTTTTACTTTCTATAGGATCTAACCAACGACTTTGATTAATATAAGTCATAGGCGCCGGGGAATACCCTTCTTTCCACTGCTTTGTTTTCTTCATTTCTTGAACATGATTAATTATATCATCTTTAATTTCATATAATTTTCTGTTATACCATTTCTCTTCACATTTAGCTTTAGCTATTTTTCTAACAGATGGAAAAACATCCCAAAACTCTTTAAAAGAATTATCTACCTCACTAGAGATCTTTATTATCTTATCTCTTCTTATCTCTTCTCCTATATAATCACTATGTAATTTGTGTATAGGTTCTATATAGTTTTTATCTTCAATTAACCAAGTGTTTAATTCTAATAACATTTTTTCAATAAATGATATTGGTTTTCTAAGTCTAAAAGCTATTTCAGATGTTTGCGGCAGTCTACCATTAGATTCGCTAGCTAAACACCAAATTTTAATTAAAGTAGCCTGTAAACTATCATCTAACATCATAAAATCTGGATCATTAAGTAGATCACGTCCATATAATTTAAACCATTTCATATCTTCTTTATTCTTAAAATGTTGGTATTTATCCCAGTTCTTTACCCTCATCTTTGGCCCCTTTTATATAAGTTATTTGATTTTCAACCCATTTAGAACCACCTAATTCTTTAAGAATAGGTTTATAAATCTTTGGTAGTACAATTTTAATGTTTACCTTCTCTATCAATGATCGAGGACGACCTGCTCCTACCCTAAAACCACCTCTTTTTTTAGTTTCCATGATTTCCTTTCAATTAAAAACAAAATCATAATAACATGAAAAAATGGGTTTACAAATCATTATTTTTAAATTAGTATGTGAGTGTACGTTTTTATTAAATAGGGGAAAAGTATGTCTAACAGTAATTATCAAGACGTTATAGATTTTCATAATAAGTTTGGTCTTAAATACGAAGGCAAACCTATTCCATTAGATAAACCCACTCAAGCATATAGAGCACATTTTTTAGAAGAAGAAATGACTGAATTTATTACTAGTGCAAATCTTGATGATGTTGTGGGTATGGCAGATGCTTTAGTTGATATTGTTTATGTTGCTATGGGTACTGCATATATGATGGGTTTACCTTGGCAGCAGCTATGGGATGAAGTTCAAAGATCAAACATGGATAAAATACGAGCAGCAAATGAAAATGAATCTAAACGTAAAAATTCATTAGATGTAGTTAAACCTAGTGATTGGATAGGTCCTAATCTTGAAAGGATTATAGATGAAGCAAGCAGATAAATTTAAAAAGATTTACTCTGATTTATGGATAAGAGGTAAAAAGTTTTCACCAAGAAATTTATTAACAATTGAATTAGAAAATTATCATACTGAGTTTTTACCTGAACATCAATTTATAAATTTTGAATGCCGCAAGTTAAATATAAATTATATTAAAAAAGAAATTCAATGGTATTTTAAAGGTGATTTATCAGATTTAAGTATATGTAATGAAGCTAAGATATGGCAAAATTGCGTAACTAATGGAATTATTCATAGTAACTATGGTTATTATTTATTTAGTCAAGCTGGATTATCATTTATTGTAGATGAATTAAAAAGAGATCCTGATAGTAGACGTGGTTTAGTTTCAATATTCAATTCTCATAAGCATTTATTTTCTGATAATAAAGATGTACCTTGTACAGCAACATTAGGTTTTAGAATTAGAGACAACAAATTAAATATGACGGTTCACATGAGAAGTCAAGATGCTATTTATGGTTTAGGTAATGATTTACCATTTTTTAATTTATGTTGGGAAATAGTAGCTACAGCTTTAGGTATACCTCAAGGTAAGTATCATCATTTTGTAGAGTCATTTCATGTATATGAAAAGCATTTTGGAATGTTGCAGCACATTATAGGTGGTGATAAATTTAGTGTAATTAAAAGACCTATCATTGCACAAGATGATGTTAAACAATTATTAAACGCTTTATATCCTCATGAAGGATCTGAATTTATGGTGTGGTTAAATGATTAGACCTACGATAGATAAGTATTTTTTAGATATGTCTATACTTGCATCATCTCGTGGAACTTGTAAACGTCGCAAAGTAGGTTGTATTTTAGTATCTATAGATAATCAAGTTTTATCTACTGGTTACAATGGAGTACCATCAGGCTTTGAACATTGCATAGATAATCCTTGTGAAGGTGCTAATTATGCTTCTGGAGAAGGTTTAGATAAATGTGAAGCTATACATGCTGAAATGAATGCTGTTATAAATTGTAGGGATATTAAACAAATACATACAGCTTATTGTACTGACTCACCTTGTATACATTGTATTAAAGTGCTGCTAAATACATCATGTAACCGTATAGTTTCTGTTAAAAAGTATGCCCATAATGATAAAAGCCATGATTTATGGTTAAAAAGTGGCAGAAAATGGCATATTCTTGAAAATAATTGAAAAAAAGTGTGTACAAATCAGAAATACAGGTCTAATATATCTTTACCTTAACCCTTAGGAGAATTACATGAGTATAAAGACAATGATAGTAACAGCAATAGCGTTTTGGTGTTATGTGGCATTATGCCTATATGTAATGGGTAAATTGGCAGGTGCAATATGAGCGAACGCCATTTAGATCCAGATGCTTACTTAGATGATATGGAACGTCTTGATGAACAAGAAAAAGAAGCGCAGCATAAACTTGACCAACAGGAAAAACATGATGAATAAATGGATATGGTTGTTTCTTTTTGTATTTTGGGGGTATATGATATGTCGAATGGTTTAGAACATATAGCAAAGATTTTAAAAGAATTAAACGAAGAACTTAAACTTGATAATGACAAATGGGAGAAAGCACAAAATGGACGATCTAATGTTTTACCAACAAGTGATGCAAGAACTGGAAATGAAAGAATCTGCTGCGGCAAATGTAAAGGAGAATGTGAATGAGTAACGGCATTGTAAAAATTCATGGTAAAGAATACAAAACAGTAGCTCTTAGAGTTGCCGAGTTTAGAGATAAATTTCCTACATACTTTCTTACTACTGAGATTATAAAGATTGATGATGACCAATGTATCATTAAAGCCTACGCTGGCGAACACAAAGATAATGGAGAAAATCATGTATTTGCTACTGGCCATGCACAAGAGTTTCGTAAAGCAAGTCAAATCAATGGTACTTCTTATCTTGAAAATTGTGAGACTAGTGCTATCGGTCGTTGTTTGGCTAGTCTTGGTATTGGTG